TGGAACAATTATAAAAAGATAGCTGCAATAAGCCAACGTTTTTTTCATGACGTTTTGTGCCTTGAGCAGCGCGAAAGGAATGGATATAAATATGAAAAAATTTAATTGGAATGAATTTAAAAATAAAGACAATAAGATTGCAGTGCACTGCAAGACAGAAGAGGAAGCGAAAGACTTTTGCGAAAGAATGCATAAGCAAGGAATGAAGTGGTGTTCAGGCGAAAGCTACCTGAAAGAGACAAATTACGAATTCTGCGAAGAAGAAATATGTTATATCAAAGGAGAGTTTTCGCCGTATCAGTACTATAAAAGCAATGGGTATGAAATCTTAGAATGGAGCGATTACATGCAGAAAAAATTTACAAAGTCAGATTTAAAAGACGGAATGGTGGTCGAATATAATGATAACTATTTCAGGAAAAGACTTGTTATAGGCGGCTTTTTGACTGGCGAAGATGGATATGCGGATTTGGGAGACTATAACGAAAACTTAAAAAGTGTGGTAAGCGATTTGGAAATAGTTAGAGTATATAAGATTAAATGCATGGGAAAAATTAGCAGTATCATGGAAGACCACAATCTTGAACTCATCTGGGAGCGCAAAGAACCAAAGAAAATGACCGTGGAAGAAATGCGGAAGAAGTTGGAAGAGCTGACAGGAGAGGAAATTGAGGTGATGGAATGAAGAAAATAGAAGCATACACTATGGCAACGAGAAAGCCCTGTGAGACCGCTTTAAAGCAAAAGGGGCATAAAGCCTTTAAGTGCGACTTTAAAAGCCGTGAGAGGACGAATAAGGACGCTGTGGAGTACATAGCAGAGAAATACAGCATAAAAGATCCTGTTCCGGGAGGTGATAGAGTTGGACAAGAAAACACTGAAAAAGTATAAGCCAAACAAAGATAGACTTATCCGGATTGAGAACCAGATACAAGAACTCTGTGAACGGGAATCGACTGTTGTCATGGGGAAGGTAACGGGATCCAGCGCAGATTTTCCGTACACCGAAGTGAGAACATCTGTACAAATGTATGACCCTTACGAAGAAGAGAATGTAAGGCGTCAGATCAGAAGAAAAGAAGCAGACAGGCTGCGGATTCTGAAAGAGCAAAAAGAAGTAGAGGACTACATAAATGGGATTGATGATCCGGAGATTAAGGAGATATTTGAGTTATCGTTTATTGAGGGCAAGAAACAGGATGAAGTTGCGGAGATAGTAAATATTGACAGAAGTTACGTGTCGAAAAAAATAAGTGACTATCTTAAACTTTCACACTTTTCACAAAAATAATATGCTATAATTATTCTAGAACGATTATATATTGTTCTGGAACAATCTTTCTAAACATTCGAAACACCGCCGGACTTTACCCTTTCTCGTCTGGCGGTGTTTTCATGCGGAGTATAGCATCAATGGTAGATGCGCAGGGTCGCGCCCTGTGTCCTTGGTTCGATTCCAAGTGCTCCGCTTTGTGATGTGAGTATACAGGCTGCACAGCTGAGGTCTGTTCTGGGAGTGCACACCGGACTTACATTGCAATGGTACCAAAACGCAGATATCCGCAGATCTGCAAAGCAAACAAAAATAGATTCAGCGATCTATATTTAGTGTCAGTACCCGAGTGCGGATAGGGTAGAGGATGTCAATAAAAGGCATCCTATGGGTGTATAGCTCAGTTGGTAGAGCGATCGGCTGTTAACCGATTTGTCGTAGGTTCGAGTCCTACTATACCCGTTGTGGACTACTGCAAGGTTCCTCCTTTTTTCTTATAAATTTTGATTGTGTTTTTGGTTATTTTGGTTTTTGTTGGCGTTATTAATTCTTTCAGCAGTAGTCCTAAATTCTTAGCATCCAGAGATGGGTGCTTTTATTATGCTATAAAGGTGGTGAGTCGGATGGCAAAAGGTAAATATCAAGAGTGGCTAGAGCCGGAAGGCTTGCTAAAGATAGAGGGATGGGCGAGAGATGGTCTGACGGACGAGCAGATTGCAGATAATATCGGGATTTCCAGAAGCACATTAAATAGCTGGAAAGACAAGTATTCGGACATTTCGGACACCCTAAAAAGAGGAAAAGAGGTTGTTGATCGTCAAGTCGAGAATGCTTTGCTAAAACGTGCGCTTGGATATGAGTACACGGAAACGACCAGAGAATACATACCGGAACTTGATGAGATGAAAACTACGAAAAAGGTCACAAAGCAAGTAGCGCCGGACACTACAGCCCAGATCTTCTGGTTGAAGAACCGGAAACCGGACAAGTGGAGAGATAAACTGAACAGAGATTGCGGTAGTGAGGATGAAACGGAAGGAGTAGAGATTATCAATGACGCAGACAAAGAAACAGATTAGGATATCAGATCTGATCATTCCGAAATATCTGCCGTTATTTAACGATAAGCAGCATAAACATATTATCCTGACATCTGGCCGTGCCGGCACAAAATCCAGTTATGCAGGCGTGAGAGGTATCTTCCAGTTGGTGGATGATGCGAATGGTTCAGCAGTAGTTCTTCGTAAGCATCACAATAAGCTGCGGAAAACAGTGTACAAAGAAATGCTCCGGGGCATTAACCGGCTAGAAATCCCCAAGTCATATTTCAAGATCGGAAAATCACCGATGGAGATTACATATAAAAAGCACAATACAACGATGTATTTCTCCGGTTCTGATGGAATTGACGATACCAAAGGTATCATCGATGAGGACAAGCCGATAAAGCTTGTAGTGCTGGATGAGCTGACAGAGTTCTTTGATGACGGGGAAGGGGAAGATGAACTGGCGAATATAGAAGCAACGTTCGTCCGTGGAAACAAAGCTGGTTTCCAGATGATCTATCTTTACAATCCGCCGAAGAATCCGAATGCTCCGATCAACCTCTGGTGCAAGAAGATGGAAGAGCGGGAGGACTGCATCCATATTCACACAAGCTATAAAGATGTTCCGGTTGATTGGTTGGGACAGGATCTGATTGATTCTGCAGAAGCTATGATGCGAGCTGATATCAAGATGTACCGGTGGACATGGTTAGGAGAGCCTACGGGAGTTGATGATCTGATCTACTATATGTTTTCAGCAGAGAAGCATATTTATCAGCCGGAAGATTACATTGAGGAAGAGAAACGAAGCATTGGGGAGATTGGAATCGGAGTGGACTACGGTCAACAGAATGCAACAGTCTATGAAGCTTTCGGCATTGACTATCAAAATCAAGTCCTGCGTGGAATCGATGAGTACTACTATTCCGGGCGAGAAAGTGGAACACAGAAATCTCCTTCGGAGTATGCACAGGATATGAAAACATTCTGCGACAAGATAGAAAAGGAGTATGACCGTGTAGTCAGCTACATATTCGTGGATCCATCGGCAGCAGGTCTGATTGAGGAAATACGGAGAGTCATCCCCCATATACCGGTTATACCGGCGCAGAATGATGTCAAATTAGGAATCAGCCGTGTGCAGAAGTTGTTGTCTTTCGGAAGGATGATCGTCAGTGAGAAACAGAAGATGCTGATCAAGGAGTTTGGACTTTATCAGTACAATACGGATGGAATTAAAAAAGGTGTTGAGATTCCAGTAAAAGAGAACGATCATGCGCTTGATGGAAGCAGGTATCTGTGTGTTGGGATGTGGAACCAGATTAAATTTATGTTGCCAATATCAGAAAGAGGTGAGGAACGTTGATACAGTATGAAACTATAAAACAGGCAATGGGAGTGGATGTTGCGGTATCCCAGAGAATGGCACAGGGAATCTATCGGTGGTCAAAGATGTATATCAACGAATCCCCCTGGTTGAATGATGATGTAAAGGGACTGAACCTCCCGGCAGCAATCTGCTCCGAAATGGCAAGACTGGTGACAATGGAATCCAGCATCAATATTACGGGCGGAAGCAAAGCTGGAATGATTAAAGAGGGGATACAGCCGTTTCTAAATGAGATTTCAAACTACATAGAGTTTGCCTGCAGTACAGGCGGTGTGGTCTTTAAACCGTATTTATCCCAGAAAGGGATTGAGATAGATGTAGTGAGAGCCGGTGACTTTTACCCGGTAGAGTTTAACAGCGCAGGAGAGATTACAGCAGCTATCTTCCCAGAATTTAAGCGCGTTGGAAAGAATCTTTATACAAGACTTGAATATCACGCATTACAGGGCGATAGATACAGCATTGTTAACAAAGCTTTTATCAGTAAGAAAGCAATGGTAAAAACGGATGATATCGTAAATCTCGGACAGGAGATCAATCTGGAAGAAGTACCGGAATGGTCAGATATTGCCCCTTATGTCGAGTTTCAGAATGCGGACAGGATGCTGTTTTCTTACTTCAAGATTCCATTGGCAAACAATACAGACATCCATTCTCCTCTTGGTGTATCAATCTATGCAAGAGCCGTGAATCAGATTCGGGATGCTGATGAGCAGTATGGAGCAGTGCTGTGGGAATACAAATCAAAGGAAACGGCAATTCAGGCAGCGGATGAATTTTTCCGGAAGAACCGGCAGGGAGAAGTTATCCTGCCAAAAGGGAAAGAACGGCTTTACCGGGCAATGGGGCCGAATGTGATGAGCAGGGATGGAAATCCCTTTTTTAATGCGTATTCACCGGAAATCCGGGATGAGAGCTTCTTCAACGGGTACAACAGGATCATACAGAAAGTAGAGTTTAACTGTGGTCTTGCTTATGGAACTCTTTCAGATCCACAGGTAGTGGATAAGACAGCAGAAGAAATTAAGGCCAGTAAGCAACGCTCTTACGCAACGGTAAAATCTATTCAGAATAGCCTTGGGAACGCACTTGAGAATCTTGTGGCAGCTATAGAAGTGTGGATGTCGCTTGGTGGCACTTCTGCAGACGGAAAGGTAGAAGTATCCTGCAGTTGGGATGACTCCCTTGTAACAGACAAGAAATATGAGACGGAACAGCTTCGGGCTGATTTTAGTATGGGAGTTGTTGGTCCTGTAGAGTACCGGATGAAGCGTTTCGGTGAAACGGAAGAGCAGGCGATCAAGATGCTGAAACAGGCATCACAATTTAGCCAGGAAGATACAATGGAATAGGGTGTGAGGATATGCAGCCAAAGGAAATGGAACACCTGCCACTGCAGCTTGAAAAGATGTTTCTTGAATTACAGAACCGCATTATGAGAGATGTAGTCAGGAGGATTAAAAAGACAGGTGGAATTACATCTACAGCGGACTATCAGTTGAACAGAATACAGATCATTGGAAATTCTACGGAGTTCATTGAATCGGAAATCAAACGTCTTTCAGGGCTTACTGATCCGGAGCTGTGGGAGATTTATGATACTGTAATCGTAAAGGATTACACCAGAACAAAAGAAATCTACGAACAGGTAAATGCCCATTTCACACCTTATGAAGATAATGAGCAGATGCAGACATGGGCGAAAGCAATTCTAAGTCAGACAAAACATGAGATACAGAATATCACACGATCTATGGGATTTGCTTTGGATTATGGAGGAAAGAAAGTATTCACTCCATTTTCGGAGTACTATCAGAAGTATCTTGATCGGGCATGTATGGATATTGTAACCGGCGCATTCGATTACAATACCGTTCTCAGGCGTGTAGTAAAGGAAATGACAGCCAGTGGGATACGGACAGTAAATTATGCGTCAGGATATGGAAATCGGGTCCCTGTAGCAGTCAGACGCGCTGTCATGACTGGTGTACATCAACTGGCTGCTCAGATCAATGAACAGGTGGCAAAGGATTTAGGGACAGATACTTATGAGGTGACATGGCATGCCGGGCATCGACCTTCTCACTGGTGGGGAGGGAATGTATACACCAAACAGGAATTGATCTCGATCTGCCGTTTAGGAGATGTGGATGGTCTGTGTGGGGCAAACTGTAAGCATAGCTACTTTGCATTTGTGGAAGGGGTATCTGTCAGAACGTATACACCAGAACAATTACGGGAAATGGAAGCAAACGAACAAATTACAAGGTCTTATCATGGAAAATCATACAATGCCTATGAAGCGCAGCAGCGGCAGAGAGTGCTTGAAACCAGAATGAGAAAGCAGAGAAGTGACATTGATCTTCTAAAAAAGGGAAAAGCCAGTCAGTTGGACATACAGGCAGCCCAAGCAAAGTATCTGAACACGCTCCGGGAATATCAAGGATTTTCCAAAAAGATGGAGCTTCCAGAACAGATGCAGAGAGTGTATATGGATGGGCTCGGAAGAGTGTTGCCGGGAAGATGGTTTGGATCTAGGGCATCCGATAAAAAGTTCTTGCACGAACAGTTGTCGTATATGTATAATGGAGAAAAACAGTTCATACCGGCAAATACAGTGTTTCAAAACGTGAAAATTATAGCTGGAACAGGAAGCAAAACGGAATTAAGAGTTGCGGGGCGGCTGGCAGAGAGATATGGTGGAGTTGCAAGCGATTGGAGCAAATGTGCAGGAAAAATAGAAAGCGGAAAGTATATATTCGATATTCACTGGTATGAAAAGGGCGGCAAACAGTACGAGGCGAAGTTAAAGGTAAGAAAGGAAAAATTATGAAGCTGAGATATATAGGGGAATCATTTGGAGTAGATTCTTTAACGAATGGAAAAATATATGAAGCAAGTGAAGAGTCTGGAATGTATCGTGTCATTGATGACAGCGGAGAAGATTATTTGTATTCAAAAGAGAATCCGGCACCACTTGATGGTAGCAGCCCAGGTGGACGTTGGGAAATTGTAAAAGAGTAATACCATTTATTCTTAATTGAGTGAGTGGTATTTTTATGCCAATTTCAAAAAATAAAAACAATAAATTTAGCATCTATCCAGTGTGGTAGGTGCTATTTTTATACGCTTTCCTCAATTTTGGGGACAGTATTTGTCCGATCAACCCTCAAGACATTTAAACTGCGGGAAATTATCCCCTGTGGCACGGGAGAATAACTGCCACGGCCAGCGGAGACACCGCGATAATAAACAGTGGTCAAGGAAAGGAATAAAGATGCAGTTAAGAGACGTATTAGGAGAAGAACTTTTCGGACAGGTAGACGCAAAGATTCAGGAACACAACAACGGGATCGAGGATAAATTACAGCATGTCCGGTTTGTAGACTTGTCGGAGGGTGGCTACATCAGCAAGGAAAAGTACCAGAGTCTTGAGACGAAAGCGAATGGACTGGAGACACAGCTGGGCGAAGCAAACAATACGATCAAGTCTTACAAGGACATGGATATTGACGGAATCAAGCAGTCTGCTGATGACTGGGAGAAAAAGTACAACGAAGACACAAAAGCACTGAATGACCAGATTGAATCAGACCGAAAGATGTTTGCAGCAGAGAGGTTTTTGGACACGCAGAAGATTAAATCTCCTTTATCCAGAAAGACAATCTTACATGAGTTTCTGGAACAGAAGATGGAGTTTAAAGATGGTGCTTTTGTTGGCGCAGATGAGTACATGAAAGGCGTCAAAGAGAAATACCCAGATGAGTTCGAACAGGAAGAACCGGATGGAGGAAAAAAGACGTGGGTAAGAGGAACTCATGGTACTTATAGACCGGAAACAAAATCCGAAGAAGAAGCTTACCTCTCAAGAAAATATGGAAACAACAAATATGCGAAATAGAAAAGGAGAATGACAGAGTATGAAATATGGCGGATATAATGTAAGTGAAAAATACAGTTCAATCGTTGCACCAAATTTTTATTTTGATGCAATTTTTCAGCCGGGAATGACATTTAACGATCAGTATCAGGGAGATGCGGAAGGAGCGGGAGCAGTAAAAGTATTCCGTCTGGCTGCTAAGGCTGCAAAAGATCCGAAAAAGCCAGCATCTGACTTTGAGCATGGAACTGCAGGAAATGAACTGATTTCAGTATTGATGAACAATTCACAGCAGGAATCAACAAAAATCTACAATGTACAGGCGAGTGCCGTACCATTCGATACAGCGGATGCTCATCTCGCACAGTCTACACAGGTTTGCAAAGAAGGGTGGCAGCAGTCTGGTCTTGCATGTCTGGTGCACGAAGGAACTGCAATGGAAGACACAGAAGCAATTACAACGTCCAACATTATCAGTAAGATAATCGCAGGAAGAAAAACAATCCGTAAACAGAAAGCGTCCGCGAATGTGGTCATGGCATCTGTAGAGACATACAGTACGATGCTGGAAGTTGCAGGGGACAAATTTACTCCGGTAAAGAATGACGAGATCATCCGTACCGGACAGATGGGATATTACCTCGGAATGCTGTGGGTAGAATGTAATATGCTTGATCTGACATCGGCAGCAAAATACTACGATTATACAGAAACGCTTCAGACAGAAGATCTGTCAAAGGTAGAGTATATCATGTATGACTGGAGAGGACTGCATATCATTGACCTGTTATCTATGGCAAGACTGAAAGACTCTGAGAACTTCAACGGAACTCTTGCACAGGTGGAAATCTGTACCGGATACCGTCTTGGAGACAAGAACTACGCAGTTGTAAAAAAAAAGGCCTAGATGACGATTTGGCACAAGTAGGAACTGCGAAAGTCGGAAAGGCAAAAGCAGGTAAAGCAAAATAAGAGACGGAGGTAATAATAATGGCATATACACCAACTAAATGGAATAATGATGACGTTATTACAGCAGAGAAACTGAATAAGTTAGAGCAGGGCGTGAAGAATGAGCAGGTTGGACCAGCAGGACCAGCAGGACCAGCAGGACCAGCAGGAGCAGTAGGCAAAAAAGGCGATCAAGGAGTAGCAGGACCGAAAGGAGACAAGGGAGAACCGGGCGCACAGGGACCAGCGGGACCAAGTTACACTCTTCCAGCGGCGAATAAAACAACGCTTGGCGGTGTGAAACAGATGGCTTTGATCGAAGATTTGTCCACAGAAACAGCGACTGACCTGAAAGATAAAATCAATGCGATTCTTGCAGAGATGAAAAAACAGGGTATCATGGCGAATTCGTAAGGAGGAATAGGCGTTGATACGTGTAGATTTTCAGTTTTACGTAGAAGAATACAATGGAATTATAATCGAGGACGAACGGTCATTGAAACAGCCGATCTTGAAAGCTAACACCTATCTGAATCAAGTGATGCATTTACAGCCGAGTGAGAACGATATGGAGTTAGTGAAGCTTTGCCTGTGTGAACTTTCTGACATGATCTATCAGGATGATATGAACCGAATGGAACATGGAGGAAGAGAAGTGCAGTCGGAAAATACAGATGGATATTCCGTGAATTACGCGACAGAAGCGGAAGCGGGAAAGATTGCAGTAGACGCTCTGCAAACAAAGATCTACGCGGTCATTCGCCGATATCTGGCTCATACCGGCTTATTATACCTGGGGGTGAATACAAATGCTTACGAATGCTAAGATTACGATATTCAATCAATGGCCAGATCGGGAGAGTAGGAAGATGGTGTTTATTCCTCATGCCATCCCTAAGGTCTGGTTTCATACAAACCAGAAAAGTACCGTAGGGGAAAATGGATTGAGAAGCGCAGATGAATACCAGATCCGGATTCCATATTCAGAATGTGCTGACTGGATTTCACCGGATGAGTTCAACCGGTTAACAGCAGTGTATGGAAAATGGACTGTGCGAAATGGTGATTTCTTTATTCTGGGAGAATGGGATGGAGGAAATGTCACCGGAATAGAAGATATCAGGAAAAGGTTCTCTGGAACGATTGGGAAAGTACTCAGTCACTCCGAGAACTTTTTTGGTTCTTCTAAGCATATCAGGATAGGTGGTGGTTCTTAATGGCGAAGATCAGGCTGGATATAGATCCTGTGGATAAAATTCTACTGAAGAGAAATCTAAATAAGAATGGAGCAGGGCAGAAGTTCTTTACCCATGAGGTAAGACGGCTGTCTACACCGTATGTGCCGAGATTAAGTGGTAACCTGTCAATGGGCAGTGTGACGGAAACAGCATCCGCTATTATCTATGACACTCCTTATGCAAGGCGGCAGTACTACGAGAATAAAGGAAAGAACAGATCCGTACATGCTCGTGCCGGTAGCCACTGGACAGAGCGTATGTGGGCGGATCGCGGGAAAGAAATTGTACAGTCTGTTGCGAAATATTGTGGAGGTAAGGCGAAATGAGCATAACAAACCAAGTGGCGGAGTTTATTGCCGGGTGCCCGTTTCTGCAGGAGTTTCAGGAAATGTTTCCGGTTGTGAATGTGGATATGTTGAATGAAGATGTGACCGCATACAGTATCGAAAGCACACCTGCAGAACCGATATTGAAACGGTATGCGAACGGTGATACGGTTCGGCAGTATGTGTTTTCTTTATGCTCAAGAGTGCTTTACGGAGACGAAGAGAACAGAGACACATCGGAATTCTATGAAAAATTTGCAGACTGGCTGGATGAGTGTACAAAAGCAGGTGCTCTTCCGAATCTGACGGGGAAACTGCAAAGCAAATCTATTCGGGCAACAACAGACGGATATCTGTACGATGCACAGGAAACAAAGTGCCAGTACAGGATACAATGTCAATTTATTTATTATAAACGGAGGTAACAAAGGTATGAAAATGAATATTCAGTTTTTTGCAGCAGCAGGCGAGACTGGTGTTGTAGGTAGATGGCAGCATCCGGGATATCTGGATGTTTCAAAAGATCTGAGTGAAACTTATGAGCTTCTTGGATTTGGAGTGACTCAGTTGGACGATTCTCCATCTGCACAGACATCTTCCAAAAGATATGTTAATCAGAAATCAGCAACGCAGAGAATCGGCTCTTATGAATGGACGGCACCATTGGAGTTCGACCTGATCCGCTCCGAAAAAGCGATCGAATTTATTGCGGATATCGGAGAAAATGAAAAGACCGGGTCAGATGCAGAAACTTATTATGTGAAGGTGTTCATGGAAAAGCCTGTGGAAGAACAGGAGAATAAGTTTTATGCAAAGAGAAGAAAAGTAGCCATCGAGGTGTCAGATTTCTCGGACAACGATGGTGAGATTCAGGGCTCTGGAAATTTACTTGGTGTATCTGACTGGGAAGATGGACAGTTTGATACATCTACAAAGAATTTTACACCGGCGGGGGAAGTATAATCCCCGCCGATAATGCCTTGGTTGGCGTGGGAGTAGTAGGTAAGGCAAGAATTGGAAAAGGAAGGAGCGCAAGAACATGATTATCAATGGAGTAGAATTGGAATTCAACCTGTATGATCTGGAGAATCCAGAGTTGAAAGAACGATATAGAGCTGAGTTAGAGAAGATGAAGCATGTTGCAGAAGAGCTGCCAGAAGGAACAGAACTGGAGCAGAATAGATTTCTGTGTGGCAGAGTGAAGCAGATGTTTGATGTTGTATTTGGAGAGGGTGCGGGTGAGCGCGTCTGCGGAAAAGGAAATGACCTGCTTACTTGCATGGCAGTTTATGAACAGTTGGTCACAGAGCAGATCAGACAGGACAATCAGTACAATGAGATTATGGGAAGATTGGAAATGTTATCAAAGGGAAATGCTCTTGTAGAAAAATGATGAATCTCTTAATAGAAAAATTTCCAGAGTTTTTGATCGTGAATGGTGTGGAGTGTCCTGTAAAATGGGATTTCCGCACTGTTTTAAAATGCAATGAAATCATAGAAAGCGTAGAAGAATTGACGGGAGATTCCTTACTGAAAGTGTTGCTGCTGTTCTACAGAGATTGTGATTATTTCACAGAAGAACACGTGGATCAGATGTTTTGGTTCTTTTCCTGTGGCAAGGAGCAGTCAAAGAAGAAATTCCCGCGGAAGATTGCAGGGGTCAATGATAAGCAACCGTTTGACTTTCAAGAGGATGCGGGACTGATCTATGCCGGTTTCATCCAGCAGTACGGGATTGACTTGCAGACAGAAGAGATGCACTGGTGGAAGTTTATGCTGCTTCTGGAAAATCTGGGAGAAGATACCAGGCTGTCAAAGGTCATTGAGTACCGGACAATGGATGTGTCGAATAAGAATCTCTCAAAAGAGGAAAGGGAGTTTTACCGGGCAATGCAGAAGTATTACGGTCTGGAGCAGGCGCCGGCTATGGATGATCGGACAAGACAGATTGAAGATGCGCTTCTCAATGGCGGCGATGTGAGTGAATTGCTTCGTCTGAAAAACGAACGAACGTAGAGAACGTGTGTAAAGGTGTGGCGAAATGCTGCACCTTATTTTAATACTTAAAAAACAGATAGTGTCAAATTGACACTGACGAGATTCAGCGAAAGGATTGAAAATATGTTAGTAGAAGTAAAAAGAGTGAATAAAATGGAAATGACAGTTGTATCAAGTTTGGATGTATCAGATACATTTGACAAGAATCATCGAGATGTAATGGAGTCTATAAGGAATATAGAGTCTACTATAAGTACAGCGGAATTTTCCGCTCTATTTTATTTGGATTCTTACAAGGCATCCAATGGAAAAATGAATCCAATGTATCTTATGACAAGAGACGGCTTTACTCTTTTAGCAATGGGTTACACGGGGGCGAAAGCTATGAAGTTCAAACTTGCCTACATCAAGCAATTCAATGCTATGGAAAAAATCCTACAAGGCAAACTTGTTGAACGAGAAAAAGGAATTGCTGTCAGGCAATCACTTACAAAAGCACTGCAACAGTCCACAGAGAATGAGCGGATGCACGGACATGCTTACTCTACTTACACCAACTGTATTTATAAAGTATTGTTCGGTGTAAATGCAAAGCAACTTCGTGAGAATCTTGGAATTGGAAAGAAGGACAATTTGAGAGACTATCTTTCAGCAGAAGATTTAAAAGTAATTCAGTCAATGGAATGTCTGGTAAGTGGACTTGTAGACTGTGGATGGGGATACGATCAAATCAAGGAGTTTATACAGAAAAATAATACAATGCAGATTGCAGCGTAACTCCCCCTCTCAAATTGAGCGGGGGTTCAAACTGAGCATCCGTTAAAGTGGTGGTCACAGACTGAGACCCCCTGTAATTGAAGTTGGTGCGTCCATTCTTGGACTCTCCTGTTTCGCCCACAAGTGGGCGAAGAAAATAGAGCTTGTCTATTTGGGATTCGGATCGTCTTTTATGACGAACCGTATATTTGTACCGACGAAATTCGTCATCACATGACGGAGCAAGGATGCGCTTTCCCCAGCTGTGGGGAAGGATAATCCATAATCGGATTCTCCATTGTCAGAAGTGGCAACACATTATTTTGGGATGAGTTCAAGATTGAGCCGATTGAATTTCCATATTCCATTCCATCCTTGCGATTCCACAACCCTCACGGTATAATGAGTATGTGGTAAAGCGTATAGGGTAGGAGGAAGGTTATGAAGAGAGTACTAAGTGTCTTGCTGGCAGCAGTTCTTTGTGTGGGGATGCTGACAGGATGCGGGGAGAAGAAGGATGCCGGTGAGGTGGAGAGCGTTGATTTTGATGAATCTTCAAATATTTCTGTACAAATTAAAGATATGAAGTTTCAAGTTCCATCAAATTGGAATGAGTCTACAATAGAAAGTTTTGGGGAAGAGGAACAGGTTCGATGTTTTAAGTCGGACGATGTCTATTTAAAAGTATTATATAACAAAAATGATATAGATAAATTGGATGATGATGCATACAAGAGTCATATAACAGAAATAACTGGTTCACTCTATCCGTTTGCGATAAAGCGCATATATGATGAAAGTTATGGTGATATAAAAGCTAAAGTTGCGGATATTTCTTTTTATGAAAATGAGCGCCATTATGTTGGACATGTATTTACATTAGAACTTGGCGATTTCATATTTGGAATTGATGAAAAAAGCGAAAAAAACTACGAACGTGACATGGAACTAATTTTGCAATCAGCGCAAATTGTTAACGTAAAGAGTATATTAGAAGAATTGAAGGATGCAGGAATACCGATAGAATATGATATTATTTATACGGATGAAACCGATCCGAATGATTCAAATCACGAATATATAGAAAAAGGAAATTTTGCTGATTCAAGAATAGAAGAGGAATACTCAAAAGAAGAACCATTAAGCGGAACAATAGAAATTTTCGATAGTAGTGATGCTGCCGTGGCAAGAGTTTATTATTTAGAATCATTGGACGCTCTTTCTCTTGATAGTTTCGCATACCGGATTGTATCTGAAAATGTTGTACTTCGTTTGAATGACAAATATTCAGAAGAGGAAATACAAGAATTTGCAGATATCTTGAATGGAGAGATCCGAAGCAAAGCAAAAAGTGATTATGAAGATTTAACAGAAGAGTTGGAAAATCCATCAGCTATTCAGACAGGATATCAAACCGGAATGTACAAAATAGGTACAGACATGCCAGCTGGAGAATATCTTATCACATCTTCTGGCGGCTATTATGCAGTGACAGCCGATTCCAGCGGAAGTTTGGAATCAATCATCAGCAATGACAATTATAGGAATAGAGCCTATGTTACAGTACAAGACGGACAGTATTTCCAGTTTGACGGAACGGCAGTTCCCGTCAGTGAGGCGGCTGCATTCGCTCTGGTTAATGGTACATATCCAGATGGAATGTATCTTGTAGGAAAAGATATTCCGGCAGGAGAGTATAAAGTATCAGCTGCGAATGGCGGCTATTATGAAGTTACCGCTAACTCAACAGGAGATTTAGGAACGATAATTGCAAATGACAACTTCGAAGGAGAAGTGTATTTGACAGTACAGGATGGACAGTATTTAAAATTAAGCAGAGCGCAGATCGTTGCACAGTAAGTATAGAAAAAGCACACAATGACTTGATAAAAGATATTCGTAGATATTGCAAACAACTTTCACTGGGGAAAATTCCCCAGTCAGATTTTTTCGCAGAAGTAAGATACGAATTATCCGCCTTTACACATAATGATGCAATATAAAATACAGGAGAAAAATTATGAATAGAATACTTTGTGCTCTATTGCTTATTTGTATGTCTTGCAGTTTAGCAGTTGGATGTAGCAATAAGAAAGAAGGCACTGAAAATATTAAGCAAACAAATGGATTGGAAAAAGAAAGACTCGATAATCAAGCAGAGATTACAAGCAATATTGCGGAGATTGTAACTACGCAGTTGCCAGAAAATATGCTGAGAGCAGGTGTTGTCGAGAGTCCGGAACTTCAACTTAAGGATGCGAAAGTGGATGAAAATATTTTCACTGTATCGTACAACAGTGCTACTGGAGTGGAATTAGCCTTTACATATGATCTGGATAAAGAAAAATTGAAGAGGTTATACTTATCGGTAGGAGAAGGGGAACTTGATGAATATGCAGAATTGCTTACAGGAATTGTATATCTGTCAGAATTTAAGTTTTCTGATGATGAAATAGAGCAGATAGCCAGTATGGTGTCAAATGAAATTACGGAGTTAGAAATAGGTGATTACAAAATTAAGCAAGTATCTTTTCCGAGTCCGTTATTTAGTATAACTCCAAAAACATCATAGTAGTTTATGAAATACAAAATACGAACGATGCCACCTACATAAGTAGGTGGTTTTCTTATACCAAATTTTAAGGAGAACATAAATGAAGTTAATTGAATATCGGGGAGAAGTCCTTTCAGGGTATGCTCCTGATCTCCCTGGAAAGAACAGAAAGACATGGCGAAATGCTGTGTCTTATTTTAATTCCATAAGGTAGGGTGGAAAAATTTTGAGAAACCTCTTGACAATTACGCGTAACAGTAATATATTATATGTAACGCGTAACGAAAAGAGGTGAGAACAATCGCGGAGAAAAGCAGAGCCGATTACATGAAAGCCAGAAGGGAAACACAGAAGACATTTAGTGTAGCTGTAGATAAGAAAAAAATGTTGAAATTTGAGCAAAAATTATCTGAGCAGCAAAAGACAAAATCAGAATGGCTTAATGAAAAAATCGACGAAGAACTAAAAAAATAGAAGTTGCGCCCCTACCATAGATTGCAACTTCTATATCACACGAGGAACTTCCTCTATGAAATATTCTATCATAGATGGAAGCTCCTTGCAAAGAAAATTTAAAAGGAGAATGATAGTATGAATGAGTTGATGATTTTTGAATGACACGAAGTAGAAGTATTTGAATTGAATGGAGAAATTTTATTCAATCCTTATCATGTTGGAGCGTGCTTAGATATGGCAATGAGCACAGTCAAAGACCACATGAGTAAAATGAATAAAAAGCAAGTTATTAAGGTGAAAAATTCAGATGTCGGTTTAACCGACTTCCGAAAATTGAATAACGCAGGTGAGAATTTCCTTACAGAAAGTGGAGTGTACAAGTTAGTATTTAAGAGTCGTAAACCAGATGCTGAAAAGTTTACAGATTGGGTCACAGATGAAGTTCTTCCAACACTCCGCAAGACAGGTTCTTACGAAATGCCAAAGAAGAAACCTACTCACAAAGAAAAACTCCCATCCGTCAATCAGATGGTAAAGAACATCAAAGGTGCTCTCAATGATGCAGGAGTAGACTCTAAGTACATAGCTGCTGAAATTATTCGTATTTATTCAGACAACGGGTATCCAGTGAAAGTGCCGCTGATTTCAGAAGTTCCGGTCTTGTGGGATTGCACCACGATGGCGAAAGAGTTTGGTATTTTATCGGAAAGTGGCAGACCACACGATAAAGCGGTAAGTGCTATCATTCAGAAGTTGGATGTTTCAGAGGCCGAAATTGTAAAGACAGCTTATAGCAGGAATGGACATGACGGCGTTACCATTCAATACAAAGATTCCGTTTTCCAGAAAGTAAAAGAATGGCTGGAGGAAAATGGGTATCCAACACTCATTGAGCATCAGTTATCAAATGGTAATACAAATAAATGCAAAGTTGTTTATCAGGAGGTGGCGTAAGATGAATTTATATGAAAAAATTAAGAGAGAAAACTTGATGATCCCTGTTGCATTTAGAATGAAATTTGAACAGGCAGAAGATTTGTTGAACCATGCTCCCGGCGACTTTGAGCTTGCGTTATCATCATTTAGATTTGGCTATATGCAAGGGCAGAGAGCAGAAAAAGCGAACAATACTAAAGCGGAAAATAATCAGTTTTAGAGCCTCTTGTCGCAGTTAAGACCGGAAGATTATAGAATTAAACGCCAGATAGAAGCAATCTTATACGGGTATTTGGATAAACGTGACAGACTTCCAGATACAGAGCAGTGTGATCGTAAGAAATCCATTGTGAAGATTGTGGAGAATATGGAAAATGAAGAGTGTTTGGAACTTGTAGAACGGTTCGCTAAAAATCTGGCAAGTAGTGAGGTGGCGTAATGAAAGAGAATAGAGAGAAATTAAGCACAGCGGCTAAATATAAGAAGAACTTCATTATCAGCAAGCTGAAAGAAATGGACGAATGTCATATAAATCGCGTATATGCCTTTATGCAAGGCTGTACTGGAAATCCGGTCAAATAACTAAATACAGTAATCAGGGCATCTATCAGAAATGGTAGGTGCTCTTTTTATACAAATTTTTAACACGAGGTGGTGAGTAAATGGCAGATGGAAAAGTTGTAATTGAAACAGATCTGGATTCTTCCGGGATAGAAAAAGGACTTTCAAAGCTTGGGAGTATAACAGCAAAAGGGATGAAAGCGGCAACGGTAGCGATCACGGGAACTGCAGCAGCACTTGGTGGAGTTGCAGCAGCGGCAATCAAGGTGGGTTCTGATTTTGAATCTCAGATGTCTAGAGTTAAGGCTATCTCCGGAGCAACAGGAGAAGAGTTTGAGCAATTAAAGGAACAGGCAATGCAGTTAGGTGCTGATACCTCGTTTTCTGCCAGTCAGGCAGCAGAGGGAATGGAGAATCTGGCAGCAGCTGGTTTTACTACATCCGAGATTATGAGTGCAATGCCGGGACTTTTAAATCTGGCAGCGGCATCCGGTGAAGATCTGGCGAGCAGTTCGGATATTGCAGCATCAACGTTAAGAGGATTTGGACTGGCGGCATCCGATGCAGCACACGTTGCGGATGTTCTGGCGGCGAATGCAAACCGTACGAATTCCTCTGTAGCAGATACCGGAGAGGCAATGAAGTATATAGCTCCTCTTGCAAGGGCAGCGGGACTTAGTTTGGAAGAGACAGCAGCGGCAATCGGAATCATGGCGAATGCCGGAGTGAATGGCAGTCAGGCTGGTACTTCTTTAAGAGGAGCGTTATCACGGCTTTCAAAGCCAACGAAAGACATGTCTGAGGCTATGGATGAACTTGGAATTTCCTTCTACGATTCCAACGGGAAAATGAAATCCCTGACGGAACAGGTTGGAATGCTCAGACAGGCAACAGAGGGAATGACGGATGAGCAGAAAAATAATTATCTGGTCACCCTGTATGGACAAGAAGCATTGTCCGGTATGCTGGCATTGATCAATGAGGGAGAAGGTTCTCTCGGAGAACTGACGAATGCCTATAAGAACTGTGATGGTGCAGCTCAAAAGGCAGCAGAAACAATGCAGGACAATCTATCTGGTGCATTGGAGCAGCTTGGTGGATCAGCAGAAACATTAGGTCTGGCGTTTTACAACAGTGTAGCGGACAATCTGAAAAATGCAGCAAAGACAGCAACAGAAAGCATCAACAATATCACAGATTCTTTCAATAACGGTGGTCTGAATGAAGCGATCCAGACAGCAGGTGATGAATTTGCGAATCTTGCAATAGAAGCGGCATCCCATGCCCCAGAAATGGTGGATACAGCAGTGGATTTCATAGAATCCTTTGCTTCTGGAATTGCTTCGAACAAAGGAAGAATTCTCGGTGCGGCTGGAGAGATGGCGGAGTCTATGGCATCCGGCTTGGCAGAGCTGTTACCATCCAAACTACAAGAACCGGTTGAGGATGCGATTGATGCAGTGGCAGAGTCATTGAGTGACGGTGGCTTGAGAGAAGCTGGAGAAACAGCGGTTGATACTTTAAGTAATGTAGTAGATGCTGTTGGAAATCTGGCTGATAAAGCGCTTCCGCCATTGACAAAGGCACTGGACTTTGCAGGAGAGAATCTGGACTTGATCGCAGCATCAGCAACGGCGGCTTTTACCGCATTTAAAGGATATAAAGTTGTCAATGAAACAACATCTATATTAAAAAAAGGTGTGAAAACATGGAAGACCGCTTCTGCAGCAGTGGATGCTTACTATGCTGCACAGCTTCTGGCTATGGAAAGTGGTGTTGCAACAAACGCTACACTTACAGCGGGGCAAGCAGTTGTTGGCATGTTTACAGGAAAGGTGAATTTAGCCACAAAAGCACAAACTCTTTGGAACGTTGCTATGAAAGCGAATCCGATTGGTCTTGTGATTTCTGCAGTAGCAGCTCTGGCAGCAGGTCTTAGCGTTTATGCTTTGACGCAGAAAGAAGCGGAGTCTGCTACAGATAAAGCCAATAAAAAACTGGCAGAACAGGCAGAAGCAATCCGAGAAACTCAGGCTGCAAGACAAGAGGAAGTTGCCGGAATTCAGACGCAGTTTGGTTATTATCAGCAACTATGGGATGAGTTGCAGGGAATTGTTGACCAAAATGGAAAGATAATGGAAGGGCAAGAGGAACGCGCAGCCTTTATTACATCCACATTATCCGAAGCGCTTGGCGTAGAGATTGAAACGACAGATGGCGTGATACAGAAGTATGGTGAGTTAACGCAATCCATTGATGAGGTCATCCGGAAGAAAAAAGCAGAAGCAATATTATTGGCTTACGAAGATGACTTTAATGAAGCGGTTAAAAAACAGGCAGAAGCAGAGGATGAATTAGCCAGAGCATACAATGATTATATCGAAGTTAGGAAAAGGGCTAAGCAAGCAACAGATGAACTTAGAGAAGCGGAATCTTCTATGACTGCGGAACAAGCCGCGGGATCTTTTGAAATTATGCGACTCCAACAGGCGCAGATGGAAGCGAATGAAGAATTAGAAAAAGCTAAGAAAGCGTTTGATGATGCTAAGATTGCTTATGACGAATACACGGCTGTTATTGCAAATTATGAAGCTGCAATGGGAGCAGCAGAAGCTGGAACAGCCAATATGGAAGCTGCAATCAAAGCACTGACAGACGGTTTGATACGATCTACTGGAGAAAATGAAGCAGAACTTTCTAAACAGGTGCAGACTTGGCAACAAAAATATGAAGAAATGCGCCTTGCAGCAGAGGATGGTAATTCAGGTATCACTCAGACGATGGTAGACGGCAGTCGAGCAATGTGGCTCATGGCTCAAATCGAGTACGAAAAGGGGACTACCAATAACACAGCTCAGATTGAAGCTTGGCAAAATGAAATCAATCAATTACTCGGAAACTCAGGCAATCCAGAAGCAGCAGCCCAAGAAGCGAAAGAAACCACAGAAGCTGCAACGAACGCTTTACAAGAGGGAAAAGAACCAGTGAAGCAAGCAGCAAAAGACACTATCGAGGGTGGTGTTAGCGAAGGGGCAGCAGAGGCAGATACTTCTACAGTTCCTGCTCAAAAAGGAAAAGAGGCGGCGGATAGCACTGCGAATTCTGTAAACAGTGGAAAAACTGCGATCAATGAAGCAGCAAAAAGTGCTGTGAATGAGATCAATACAGGTGCAAGTACTACAGATACGACAACGATTCCAGCCGGAAAAGGAAGTGAGGCAACACAGTCTCTAATTGATGCGTTGTATGCGAATTCCAATGCCGTATTGATGGCAGCGGCTTCCTTAGGCGGTCAGATTCCACAAGGGTTGAATGGCATGGATATGTTGTCAGCTACGGCAGGATTTGGAAACAACGTAGGTTTTGGACTATCATCCTCTTTGAGTGGCCAAGCCCCGGTTGTGCAGGCGGCTGCATCAGGTTTGGAAAATGCGGCTTTATCAGGACTTTCATCTGCAAATGTCTCGGGACAAGCGCAGACAATGGGAAGTCAGATCGCAAACGCACTTGCAAATGGAATTGTTGGTGGTTCTGGATCAGTAAATGCGGCCGCATCTACATTAGGTGGAAATGCAGCAGTAGCATTATCGAATGTCAAGCTTTCCGAAAAAGGAAAACAGGAAGGAAAGAAACTTGGTGATGGTTTAAAGAGCGGGATTGATTCTGGCAAGAAAAATGCGGAGTCATCCAGTAAAAGCCTGGGAGACGGAGCGGTATCTGGTTTAAAGGGCGTTGGAATGAAAAGCGAGGCATACGATCAGGGATTGAATTTTTCCTATGGTCTTGCCAATGGTATTTCGGCTGGAAGCTCCGCGGCTATTTCCGCAGCTATCGCAGTTGCTTCTTCTGCACTGGCAGCAGCGAAAAGGGAACTTGATGAGCGTTCTCCATCCAAAAAGACAAGGGAATTTGGTCAATTCTTCAGTAAAGGTCTGGCGTTGGGTATTAAGGATGAAGAAAAGTCAGTTGTAAAATCTTCCCGAAATATTTCAAACGCAGCACTGGAATCTATTGATCTGTCCGCTGTTTCAGCACGGATGCGAGAGGTCATGGCTTTTAATGCATCCAGAGTGGCAAATCGTCCAGCAACATCTGTTATGCAGTACAAGATGGATAACGCAGAAATCAGAAAGCTTCAGCAGCAGAATCAGGCGATTATGAGTGCAGTGGCAGGACTTTCTGATCTGGCAAAACGTCCGATCGAAGTAAGCACAACACTGAATGGAAGAGAATTAATTAAAGAAACAGCAGCTCCAATGCTGACAGAACAGCAAAGAATTACAGATTTTAAGAAATTACTGAAAGGAGAACGTACATGACACTTTCTGTGAAGTTCAATGACATCGAATTAGGAAAGTACATCGAAGTACTACAGGGATTTACACCGTTTGTCGGTGCTGACTGGAATCCATCGTTTGTGAAGGCAGAAAAACAGAATGGAAGTGATTTTGCTTACACGTCATACGAGAACAAACAAATTGTGATGCCGTTTACGATTGAGGGTAATCTGGAAGAGAAGTACGATGCTTTACAGAAAGCATTAAAAGTAGATGAACCAAAAAAGTTAGTGTTTGGAAATGTTCCGAACAAATGTTTTTATGCGATTCCAAGTGGTACTTTAGAATTCAGTGAAGAAACAGAATTTCTGGGAGAGGGAACAATCACATGGCTCATCCCGGACGGGGTAGCATACTCCACCGCAGAATTCGACTTTTATGGAGTCCAGCAGAGCGGCTACCAGACAATTACCATCCAAAACAACGGCACCGAATGGGCAGACGTGGACTATGAGATCACACACCAGCACGAAAACGGGTTTATTGGATTGGTCAGCCAGTATGGAGTCATCCAGCTCGGCAAACAGGAAGAGGCGGACGGAGAGAATTACGAAGCATCTGAAGAACTGTTTAACGGTTATAGTCTGTTTCAAGACGATCACGGTACCTCTTATCAGAATCCAGAAAACACCACACAGGGAACGCTCGAAGTCAAGAATGTTGCCGGATATAACGTCATGGCATTAAAAGGTGGACAAGCAACATCCGGATTCTGGAACGGTGGAATGAAAACACTTACTATCCCGGTGGACAGCGAGGGCAGACGTGGGGCAAAGAATTTTTACTGTTACACACAGCACTGGTTCGAAACCGGCTTGATGGGGCAGACAGGAGCACAGACCATTGCATTCCTGACTGGAGATAATAAAGTGATCTGCTCCATGTCTATTAACAAGAGTGATGCCACAGGTAATACGGCGCGTATCGAGTGGTTTGCCCCAGGGAACACCTTGCTCAGACGGGAAGAGTTCCAGCCGACAGCATACCAGGGCAATCCGTTTAACCTAAAAATGGGATGCCACAACGACTTTTTAAAAGAGGGAGAAAAGCTGCGGATTTTCTGGTATGGAAGTTACATGGAGCGAAACATACCAGAGATTAAGGATATGGAATGTGAAAAAATCCAGATCTGGATCGGGCAGTGGGGAGACAGAAACCTCACGAACCAGTACGTCACGCACAATTATTTAAAAAGTATCTGGTTCCGTAAGGATAACGTGGAAAAATACCGAGATGTGCCGAACCGGTATCGTGCCGGAGATGTGGTGTCTATAGACGGAGAGAGTACAAAGGTCTATGTAAACGGGATGCCGGCAAAAGGAGATGAGATTAATGGATCCAATTATCCAAAAGTTCCACCGGGGACAACGGAAGTCCAGTTCTGCTATTCTTCCTTTTCATCTCCACCGCCGCATATTAAAGCAAAAATACGGGAGGTATATTTGTAATGGATAACATCAGAATTGCGATTCTAAGCACAAATAACACGCCAGTAGCGTACATGGACAACGGGCATAAAAAGTCCATGCACTACTGGAATGATAATCTACACGAATACTTACAGGGTACGGCGAATGCTTACACTTTTACGGTAAATGCAAAGCATCCAGACGCACAGCATATCAAAGCTGGGAATAAGGTGGCATTTACTTGCAAGGGGAAATCATACTACTTAAACATTGTAAATACAGACCAAACAGAGCAGACGATTACTGCCACGGCATGGTCACTGTCGTTTGAGCTTATTAACGAGGATGCTGGAGAATACAAAGCTGGAAAAGCCATGAGTTTTGAAGAGTACCTCGCCGTCTTTGATGCTGAGAGAACACTAAAATTGGGACTCAATGAGGTGTCGGACAAACGGATTACCAACGAATGGACCGGTACAACGTCCGTATTAAAGAGATTATTCTCCCTGGCTAATGTCTTTTCTGCGGAGATCGAATTTGAGACAGTACTGAACAGAGACTACTCTTTAAAAGAGATTGTCCTAAATGTATATCGGAAACACTCCGATACAGACAGCGGAGTCGGAGAATACCGGAATGACATTGTACTGCGGTACGGGAAAGGAATTACCGAAATTCGAAAAACCACAGATGCCGAGAAGCTTTACACCTGCATCCAGCCGACCGGAAAGGACGGTCTGACAATCAATGGTCTTGACAAGAAAGAATACGATGAAAACGGCAATATCGAGTACTTTACAGACGGTGCGATCATCCGCGCACCACAGGCAAGAGACCGGTTCCCATCCAACATCGTAAATAAGGCTGATGCTTATATCCTGATGCGTAAAGAGTACGATACAGACAGCAAGGACAAGCTGTACAGCATGGCATTATCTGACCTCAAGACCGCATCCGAGCCAGTAGTAACCTACGAGGTGGACGGATATTTTGACACCAACATCGGGGATACGGTAAGGATGCAGGATCAGGAGTGGACACCAGTCCTTTATCTACAGGCAAGAGTATCAGAACAGATCAGGAGTCTTACCAATCCCAAAACTGCAAAGACGGTATTTACAAACTACAAAGAGCTGACATCGGAAATTTCGGACAGCTTATTACAGAGGATGCAAGACCTTATTAATAAAAATAAGGTTTATACTTGCTCTATCTCAACAAACAATGGCATTATCTTTAAAAATGGCATCGGTAGCACTACTCTGACCGCTTGCGCTTACGATAACGGCGTGGATGTGGCAGACAAGCTACAATTCCGATGGAGCAAGGATGGACATGAGTTTTATGTTGGTAAGAGCGTTATGGTAAATGCTACGGACGTGGATACAAAGGCGGTGTACTCGTTTGAGGCTCTGGAAAATGGGATAAAACGTGGATATTACGAGGTTACGATTACAGGTGTAATGGATGGAGAGGATGGAAAAGACGGAGAACAGGGTCCGCAAGGTGAGAAAGGAGAGCAAGGCGAACAGGGACCTCCGGGACCACAAGGCGCTCCGGGATTGGATGGTATACAGGGTCCAAAGGGGGATCAGGGAATCCCGGGAAAAGATGGGAAGGACGGAAAAACACAGTACACCCACATCGCCTATGCGAACAGCGCAGACGGTAGGACAGATTTTTCCGTGTCCGACAGTAATAGGGAATATATCGGAATGTATGTTGATTTTGCGCAAAATGACAGCGCAGACCCGACAAAATACGCATGGAGTAAGATCAAAGGCACAGACGGGGCGATCGGAACACCCGGAAAGCCGGGAGCTGATGGAAAGACCCCGTATCTACATATCGCCTACGCAAACAGTGCTGATGGAAAGACGGGATTTTCCACCACGGATGGTACAAATAAGCTCTATATCGGGCAGTATACAGATTATATACAGGCAGACAGTGCAGATGCTACGAAGTATACATGGACAAAGATCAAAGGCGAACAGGGGGAACGTGGGCTACAAGGGCTGCAAGGAGAAAAAGGCGAACAGGGGATTCCTGGAACAGCTGGTGCGAATGGAAAGACCAGTTATTTCCACATCAAGTATTCTTCTGTGGCAAAGCCGACAACGTTCAGTCAGATGACAGAGACGCCGTCTGCTTATATTGGAACTTATGTGGACTTTGTACAGGAAGATTCTACAGATCCTGCAAGATATACCTGGTCGCAGTTTAAAGGATCGCAAGGCGTAAAAGGAGATCAGGGAATTGCTGGTAAGAATGGTGCAGATGGGAAAACAAGTTATTTACATATCGCCTACGCAAACAGTGCTGATGGAAAGACAGGGTTTGATGTTTCGAATAGCGCTGGGAAGTTTTATATTGGACAGTATACAGATTTCACGCAAGCGGATTCTACAGACCCGACGAAATACGCATGGACAAAAATCAAAGGCGAAAATGGAAAAGACGGAACAAACTCAAGAAGCTACATCCTGGAAGCGTCCGATACCGCTATTAAAAAAGGTGCAGACGGAGCTTTAACACCATCTAAAATAACATTCCGGTCGTTTTATCGAGATGGAGACAGTGCGACAAGGATACCATATAATGGTAGATTTAAAATCGAAGAGTCAACCAACGGAACATCATACTCCGTGAAATACACCTCATCTGCGAACGAAAGTGCAAAGGAGTATACACCGACTGCAACTGCGAAAATACTCCGTTGCACGCTTTACAGCGCAGACGGGACTATAAATGCTTTGGATACGCAGAGTGTTGTTGTGCTTACGGATGTGGATAATTTGGAGATTGGCGGTAGGAATTTACTATTAAACACAGGGTTTAATACTTTTAACCATTGGATTAAAGGTAGTAATACAAAATCTCTCCAGATGGTTAATGGATGGTGTGAAGTTACGATTGGTGGGACATGGTCTGGATTTGTTCAAGAATTTATACCAGAAAAAAATGTTGAATACATAGTGAGTTACGAAGCGTATCTGGTAGACACTGTTGCTGAAACTGCTGTGTTAGAAACAGATTTTGGTACTCCAGATCAAAATCAAACAATTAACAAAACGCCTGCAAAATATTCATTGAAATTAAAATATCCATCTACATCTTTAAATGGAAAAATAGATTTCATGTTATCAAATAATGAAGTGGGTAAAAAATGGAGAATTCGAAATATCAAACTTGAAAAGGGTAATAAAGCCACAGACTGGTCTCCCGCTCCTGAGGACATAGAAACTTTAGTAGTAACATTGTCCAACGATTCCCAAACAGTAGCAACAGACACAAACGGAAACGGTGGAAACTTTATAGATTGCTCTACAAAAGTGCAGGTTTACAACGGCGCACAGGACGTTTCAGAAGTCGCTACTTACACCGTAACAAAATCTTCCGGAATTGCTGGTACATGGGATTTAAGTACACGTACTTACAAGGTATCCGCTCTATCTACGGATAACGGATGGGTTGACATTAAAGTAACATACAACGGAAATTCTATCACAAGACGGTTTACAGTTTCGAAATCGAAACAGGGCGCGCAGGGAGCAACGGGACCTCAAGGTGATAATGGACCACAAGGGCCGGCGGGGACATCAGGAAGAGGGATAAAAACTATTACAGAATATTATTTGATTTCTTCCGCAAAAACAGGAATTACAACAGCGTCAAGCGGTTGGAGTACATCAGTTCCGACGATGACAGCAACAAATAAATACTTGTGGAACTATGAAAAATTTACGTTTACAGATAATACGACAGCGACCACTACACCAAAAATAATCGGGATATACGGAGACAAAGGAGCAACAGGAGCTACCGGTCCACAAGGACCTCAAGGGAATGCAGGTGCAACAGGTCCCCAGGGGCCACAAGGAGCGACTGGCCCGAAAGGACCGCAGGGGGCAACTGGTGCAACGGGACCACAAGGGGTAACTGGAAACGGAATAAAATCTATCACGAATTATTATCTTGCAACGGCAAGCGGAAGCGGTGTGTCGGCGTCCACATCAGGATGGACTACAACTGTACAAGCAATAACGGCGTCAAAAAAATATCTGTGGAATTATGAGGTTGTTACCTATACAAATGGTAGCACGTATCAATCAGCACCATGTATCATCGGAGCATATGGTGATAAGGGAGCGACCGGTGCTACAGGAGCAACAGGACCAAGTGGCATAATTGTATCTTCTACGGCTCCGTCAAATCCTAAAGTTGGCCAGTTATGGCAAACGGCATCCGGTCAGCCGATCAAGCGGTGGGATGGAAGTATGTGGGTGATCCATTATATTTCTGTTGATAACTTAAACGCACAGACTTTAAGTGCGATAGCGGCAGATCTTGGAACTGTAACTGCCGGACTTATTAAGGATAAGAATGGAACAATGCTTATCGATGTTACATCCGGAAAGATTATTAGCAAGAAAATCGTGCAAGGAGCAGTGGAAAATGTTGCGTCATTGAGTAATGCGTATTTGGCTTTCTCCGGTAAGGCTCCGACAACAGATCGAGCTACTATGAGCGTGAACTTGCAAAACATCATGTTTACAAATGAAAATACAAGAAAAGCAACGACAATCCAGTTTGAGGATGAAATGATATATGCAAGAAATTCTGTATCCCCACGTATAAGCATATATGCGTATCGCAATTACGATTCCGGTACCGTGAAAGGTCCATATACAAGTGCAAACTCCAATAATAACATCCGCGTGGAACTAAAAAGAAGAGGATTTATGGTAACATGCAATATCACAATGCTTGCGCAGTTTCCGAACAGCGGAAGTTTCGGAGCGTTTGATGAGGTGCGAATCCCTATTGGGTATCGTCCAGTACTCGATATCAGAACACCTTACAATGAGGTGTCCGGTTCCTCGATTTTTGGAACTGGTCGATATCTAATCAGCAAAGACGGTGGAATTACAATCTATGTCAATAACCCAAATTGGACAGAACGGCATTTGTCGATCACGTGGATCACGGATGACTAAAGGAGTGAATATGGAGATTAGGGCAAGACCGTGAGGGTCTTATTTTTATACTTAAAACCAGAAAGGAAAGTGAGGATATGAAGAAAATGGAACAGTTGGCAAATGTAAAAGCGTTTTTATGCATGGTGTTTGGAGCCATTGTTGGAGGATTTGTAAATCTGATTGGAGGATGGTCCGAGGATTTGACTACATTACTTATTTTTATGGGAGCAGACTTTGTTCTCGGACTTCTGATCGCTGCCTTTTGGAAAAAGAGCAACAAATCAGAGAACGGGGCACTGAGCAGCTACTCTGCATGGAAAGGTCTGTGCAGAAAAGGGGTATCCCTACTGATCGTACTTATTGCATATCGGCTGGATGTCACTCTCGGCGTAGACTACATCCGCACAGCCGTAGTACTGGCATTTATAGCAAATGAGGGTATCTCGATTTTGGAAAATGTTGGAATTATGGGTGTGAAATATCCGGAAGCGTTAAAAAAAGCACTGGATGTTTTAACAAATAAATCACGGGAGCAGGAGGGCGAGTAATCGTCCTCTTTTATTGTGCGTCATCGCACGGGAAGGAGAGAAAAACATGAGTATTTGTCGTGGAGTAGCAGGAAACAGAGGAAGAAATCCGGTAGGAATTTTTTTCCACAATGACGCTGGAAGCAAGAACGCCAATGCAGAATTTTATAGAAATTGGTTACAGACACATCCTCTGGAAAACGGATTTGCGCACTATTATGTAGCGCAGGATGGAATCTTGCAGGCAGAGGATGACTGGAATTGCGCTTGGCACTGCGGAGACACAAACGGGAACTTAAATTATCTCGGCATCGAAACGTGTCAGAGTATGGGTGATCTGGATGTATTTAAAGCAAATGAGGAAAAAGCATTGCAGCTGGCAGCACAGAAGTGCAAGCAATATGGAATCACACCAAGTACAAGCACGATAAGGCTACATCAGGAAGTGTATGCTACATCTTGCCCTCACAGATCTGTGGAGATTCACGGTGGCAGGGAAGCTACAAAATCCTACTTTATTAAACGGATTAAGGAGTACATGGGTGGTAATGTCACGCCGCCAACTTATGTATCTGGAGGACAGGCGCAGGCTCAAGCTGCACAGAGACAGCCGGAAGTAGTATTTACTTACGCCGTCAAACTGGAGGACGGACGCATCTTGCCGTTCGTGCGGAATCTTACAGACTTTGCCGGGATTCAGGGCAAGCGCATCACGGATGTAGCTATTAAGGTAGACAAAGGCTCCGTAAAATACAGAGTCCACGTGATCGGAAGAGGGTGGCTACCTTATGTGACAGGATGCAACTGGAAAGATCACAATAATGGTTATGCCGGTACAGGACAGCCAATTGACGCAATCGAGGTGTACTACAATACTCCAGCAGATTATGCGGCAAAATACGGCTACCAGAAAGCCCAGTACCGTGTCAGCCCTGTAAATGGAGCTTACTGGTCATGGCAGTATGATAACGAGACTGGAAACGGACAGGACGGATATGCTGGAGCGTTCGGACAGGCAATCGATCGGTTCCAGTTGTTCTAATAAAAACCCCCTCGGAGATCAGCTCTCTGAGGGGTGAATATTGTATCATTTTCGTGTATATTTATAATATGTAAAAATATTATAGGTTATTGCTATTTGGTGGCCCGGACGGGGAGCTCGCTGCATCGATGCGGTATTTATCTCAGCGGTACACCATGCCATATAAAGAGGTGACCGCAACACTTACGGATATCGGCACGGAGGAACTGGCCCATATGGAAATGATCTGTGCCATTGTGCACCAGCTGACGAAAAATCTTTCTCCGGAAGAAATTGAGAGATCCGGGTTTGCTCCATACTATGTAGATCATACTCTGGCATTGTGGCCACAGGCTGCAAGCGGAGCACCGTGGACTGCAACCTATTTTCAGTCAAAAGGTGATCCGATTACAGATCTTCATGAAGACCTCGCTGCAGATGGTGCAACTACATAAGTGCAACATAGAAGTGTTAAGTAGAAGTTCTATATAATCTGGTGTGCCAGACACCAGATTTTACAGAACTTAGAAATTCCAATGTATTTCAATCGGGACATTTCTTGTCCCTGGAATCCGTTTTCCTACTAATATATAATCAATTAGAGTTTCAACGGTTTCTCTGTCTAAATGTTCAAGATTTGTGTATTGCTCAATAAGCTGGCGGCGATTATCGCCTGTCTGGATTTTTCTCTCAATTACATCAAGCTGTTTTTGCGTTTCAATCACCAGCTTTTCAAGCCGTTCTCTGTCATTTGTGAAGTCTTTTGACAAATTCAGGAAATCATTTTCGGAAAGAATCCCTTTTACTTTATCAAGATAAAGTTCTCTGATTACCTTTGCGTCTTCTTCAATCTTTTTTTGATAAGTAGCAAGTTGTGTTTCTAAAGCAGTTTTTTTCTCCTTTACGTTGGAGTGAAATTCCACGTTCTGTTCCAATTCATCTTTATCAAGATATTCTTGTGATAACTTGTTCAGTTCAGAAATAACTGCCTGCTCCAACTTCTTCACAGAAATAAATGAGCCTATGCAAGCGTCCTTTGCAACATGGCGATTTGAACATTGTAAATAATGTCTTCCATCTGTCTGTTTATTAGAACGCATGGTATAGCCACAGTTCATGCAGCGAGCTTTTCTGGCAAACAGCCCTATGGTTCCTACTGTAAATGGTTTTGCTTTTTCAGCTACCATAGATTGTACTCTATCCCAAAGTTCACGGTCAATAATCGGTTCGTGTGTTCCCTCTACTCTGTACCATTCCTCTTTAGGTCTAGGCTTATTTTGTTTTGTCTTATACGAAACACTGCCATATTTTCCTTGAACCATATTTCCGATATAAATTTCATTTGTCAGCATATCGGAAATAGCAAAATATTTCCATAAGGTACTATTTTTTCTGGTAGGCTGCTTATAGCGTAAACCATGAAGCCGTTTATATTCCGTAGGGTTTGGAATCCCACGGTCATTCAGCATACGGGCAATCGCTGTTTTGCCATATCCCTGTGAAAATAAAGTAAAAACTTCTCTGACAACAGCAGCAGCTTCTTCGTCAATAATCAGGTGTCCCTTTTGCTCAGGGTCTTTTTTATAACCATAAAGAGCAAATGCACCAATATGAAATCCATTCTTCCGGCGGTCAGCCAATACGCTGCGGATGTTTTCTGACATATCCTCTAAATACCACTCATTAACCAGACCATTGATTTGTCTTGATTTTTTGTTTCCTTTATTAGCGGTATCTGCATTATCTACAATACTGATAAAACGAATCCCCCAGATAGGAAACAATCCGTGTATGTATTTTTCTACCAACTCTAACTCTCTGGTAAATCTGGATTGTGTTTTACAGAGGATAATATCAAATTTTCGGTGTTCAGCGTCATTTAACAGTTTGTTAAATTCTGGTCTTCGTCTATCTGAACCAGTATAATCATCATCACTGTATATATTGTAGACTTCCCAGCCTTGTTCCAATACATATTGAATCAGCATGGATTTTTGATTTTGAATACTGTTACTATCATCAGTTTCATGTTGTTTGTTTCTATCTTCTTCTGATAAGCGGCAATAAATAGCAACTTTTGACTTTGTGTTCATCATATTTTATCTCCCTTAAAGAGAAGATAAAACAAACATTCCACCTACACTTATTATACCGTGTTGGGAAATGTTTGTCTATCATTTTACAGGTAATACCTGCCCTTTGGATTTTTCTAATTGATTGATAAGTTCTATCCATTTTTGATTGAACTCTTTTTTTAATGCCGACTTATCTTCACACTTAAATACATTTTTGCAGGAAATTTCTGCTTCTTTTGGCATAATTCCACCTCACAGTCTTTACTATGTTTACAGACTATGCAAAAATGCTTGTTCATTATGAAAGAATCATCCTTAGCAAACCGAACAGCTTTCGCTAAAGCTCATGGGAATCTCACCCCTGCATGGTTCTCATCCAGCCGTACCCTTTGCCAGCGGTGCTACATCATCACACGGACTAAGGCTGTACGGAAGTATCATTATCACGATAGAAAGGTCATGGCGGCAGCTTTTG